ATGAGCCCGCAGTCGAACAGCCAGACGAGGAAGTAGCCGATCAGCTCATGGGGCCGCCCCTCTTCCCGGAGCCGCGCCACATATCCGGCGTACTTCGGGATCAGGGTGTCGCGCTTGATGGCGATCTTCCGGTCGATGGACACGACGCCGTGCAGGGCTTCCAGATCCTCGGCAAGCCCGGAAGCGACCAGCGCGTCCCGCTGGCGTTCTGCGAGGAGCGACTTGCCCGCGGCGGAGGAGGGAACGGCGGAAAGTTCCACCTCCCGCCCCACCGCCCGCGCAGCCCGGATCGCCTTCTGGTAGGAAAGCATCAGGCTCATGCCGCGGCCTTCCAGGTCTTCTCGCCGTAAAAAACGACGTTCCCGAACTCAAGGGCCGCGAACTTTTCCGGCGTTTCGACCACATAGCCCTCGTTGCGGCTGTTGTAGTCCTCCACCCTGTCCTTTTCCGGGGCGTCTTTGATGTTCCGGCGCCAGCTCCCGTCCTGCATGTAGATCGAAAGGTTGTCGTAGCTCGTCACCACAAGGCCGCGGGCCGGGAAGTTCGAGGGCGTTTCCCAGGTGAGGCCGCCGAACGTGGTCAGGCTGCCGTTGAGCGCCGCCTTTTCCGTGGGCGTGCCGGACATGGCCGCATAGAGCGCGGACTTTTCGCGGGCGATCAGCTCCGCGCCGATGAGCGCGACGAGGCCGGAACGCATATACTCGGGGATGCCGAGGACAAGGTCGTTGACCGCCACGTCAAGGTTGGCGTAGTCCGCCCCGGCTTCCGGGCCGATGCGGATTTCCCCGGTAGCCGCACCCTCGGCAAGGATGGCTTCCGGGCGGTTCGCCCGGACGTACTGCAACCAGCCGATGTTGACGTCCTGCAACAGAGGGTTGGCTTCAAGGTCGGTATCAGCCGCCGCGCTCGTGCCGTACCAGCCGATCAGTTCGCGGTCGTTGGCAATGCGCGCCTGTACGTAACGGGCGTAGCGTTCGGGCATGTCCGGGAACTTCGCCCAGGCATCCATCGTCGCGTAGCGCATGAACACATCGGAATTGGTCTGGTGAAGCTGGTACTTGTAGGAAGCGAGCCCCAAAACGTCGCGGGGCGTGCGTTCCTTGCCGTCCTTGCTGGTGTCCGTGCGTCCGGAGACGGGGCCGGAAGCGCTGCCGAGGATGTTTTCCCCGGAAAGCTCGTCAACGGTGATGACGTTGATCTTGGGGAGGAACGTGGACTGCTCGACGATCTTGTCCTGCAGCCGCTGTTGGATCGTGGGCTCAATAGCGAACTGCCGGGAGACGTCCTCAACGCCGTACCCCTTGGCGAGGCCGTGCAGAAGCGCGTTGAACCGCTGTCTCGTATGTGTCTTCATGGCGCCTCTACAGGATGGCCGCGTCGTCCGCGGGCGTGGTGGTGTCGGGGATGACCGCCCCGGGCTTGGCGGCTTCAAGGCGCGACGCGAGCGCGGAGAAGCTCGCGGCCAGCTCGTCAACCTTGCCCATCAGGGCGGCGTACTGATCCGGGGCGGCCGCCTCCGGAGAAGCCTTTGCGGGTTCCTCTCCCTGCGGTTCGGGCTTGGCGGCGAACGTGCCCACCGCCTCCTCCAGCTTGCCGAGCCGTTCCATAAGGGCGGCGTACTGTTCCTTGTCCATCGGTTCTTCCTTGATTTCGGGTTTCGGTTCGGTTTTGAAGTGAGCAAGGAACCTGCGGAAAAACCCGACCTCTTCGGGCGTCAACGCCCCGCCGCACGCGAACAGCTCAACGCCAGGGAACACGGAGCAATCCCCGGACTCGGCGGAAAACTGCATTTTGCTTGTGCCGAGGCTGGCGGGCTGATCGGTGATGCCGAGCCCGACGAGGTACGCCTTGCCCGTCCTGGCGAAGTCTTCCGCAACTTCAATGCTGAAAAAAAGTTTCTGGCGTTGTTCGTTGACGTAGGCGTAGCGTTCGTTCGGATTGAGCCGGGCGAACAGGCTTACCACCCCGCCCTCCTCTTCGGCGCGCAGCTCCGTCACCGTCCCGAAGTTCCCTTGCCAGCGCTGGTGGTCGGGCCAGATCAACGCCGTGTAGGTATCCGGGCCGTATGTCTCGGCCATGTCCAGAAGCCACTGGCCTTTGATCTCCCGCCCGTCCACGCACGCGCCCGATTGGGCGATTTTCACGAATTCGGTTTGCAGCTTGCTCATGGGGCAAGCATAGCCGAGGCCAGCCGACGCGCAAGAAAAGCCCGTCCTATTTCGGCCTTTTAGGATTTCCCGTGCATGGCGGAACGGCGGCGGGCGTGTATCTTGGCGGCATGGGTAACAAGAACTGGCCGGATGAAATCAGGACGGCGGCGCGCTCGCTCTACCTGCGGCGTTATGCCGTGAGCGAGATCGCGGATATGCTGTCCGTCCCCGTGCGGACGCTCTACAATTGGGCGGATTCGGGGCGTTGGGATGACCTGCTGTCGCATGAAGGCGCGGAGGAAGCCGCCTCCCGCCGTCTCGCGCTCTTGCTTGAGCGGGAAGACAAGAGCCCCCGCGACCTCAAGGAAGTGGACACGCTGGTGGGCACGCTTGAGCGGCTGCAAAGGCTCAGGCTCAGGGAAAAGGAAGCAAAGGAAGGGAGGAGCGCGGAAGGTTCCCCGCCCGGCGCGTCCGGAGAGAAGGAACGGAAGGGGAAGAAAAAAGCCGCCGTGAAAAACGACGTGTCCCGGCTCACCGAGGACGACTTTGCCGAGGCGTTCCACAAGCGTTTTTTCCCGTACCAGCGCGAGCTGTTGGAAACAAAACGGCACCGGAACCGCTTTTTCCTCAAGAGCCGTCAGATCGGCTTCACCTGGTTTTTCGCGCAAGAGGCGTTCGAGGATGCCTGTCTCACGGGCGACAACCAGATCTTCCTGTCGGCTACGCGCGCACAGGCGGAGGTATTCCGCTCATACATCGTCGCGCTGGCGAAAGAGAAGTTCAACATAGAGCTGAAGGGCAACCCGCTGGTGCTCAATACGGCGAAGGGACAGGCTACGCTCCACTTTCTCAGCAACAACAGCAAGAGCGCCCAGAGCTACAGCGGGCATGTCTACATTGACGAATGCTTCTGGATTCAGGGTTTCAACGAGCTGTACAAAGTCGCCTCGGGCATGGCCTCCCACAAGAAATGGCGGCGGACCCTGTTCTCCACCCCGTCCGCCGTGGCGCACCAAGCCTATGACCTCTGGACGGGCGAACGCTTCCAGAAACGCTTCAAGGCGAAACGGGCCGCCTTCCCCACGGCGAAAGAGTTACGGCAGGGTGTCCTCTGTCCGGACACCTTCTACCGGAAGGTCATAACGCTTGAGGACGCGATCGCGGGCGGGTGCGACCTCTTCGATCTGGAAAGCCTCAAGCTCGAATACAGCGCCGACGAGTTCCGGAACCTGTTCCTGTGCGAGTTCGTGGACGACACGCAATCCGTGTTCAGGCTGGCGGATCTGGAAACCTGCTACGCGGACACGGACGCATGGCCGGACTTCAACCCCACGGCTGACCGCCCGCTCGGGAACCTCCCCGTGTGGGGCGGCTATGACCCCTCGCGCAGCCGGGACGACGCCTCTTTCGTCATCGTGGCCCCGCCGCTCAAAGAGGGCGGCGAGCACCGCGTGGTCGCCCGCTACAAGTGGCTCGACAAATCCTACATCTGGCAGGCGGAGCGCATCCGGGAATTGGTCGGGCGCTACAACTTCCGGCACATCGGGGTCGACGTCACCGGGCCGGGCATCGGCGTGTTCGAGCAGATCCGCGCCTTCTTCCCGCTGGCGACGCCGATCACCTACTCCGTGCAGCTCAAGACCCAACTTGTGCTGAAGGCAAAGGAACTCATCGAGGCGCACCGCCTCAAGTGGGACGCGGGGCAGAACGACATTGCCCACGCCTTCCTCACCATCCGGCAGGGCGTCACGGACAGCGGGCAGATCTCCTACTCGGCCTCGCGCACCAGCGCCACGGGGCACGCCGACGTCGCCTGGGCAATCATGCACGCGCTGGCGGCGGAGCCCATCGGCAAGCCCAAGGGCGGCTGCGTCGTCTTCATCCAATAAGGGGAAAACATGGGAAAAAAGAAAACTGCGCCGCTGGCATTCAGCTTCGGCGATCCTGAGCCTGTCCTGAGCGGGGCCGTGTATGAGTATCTGGGCGTCTGGCTCCTTGACAACGGGCGGTACTACGCAACGCCCGTCCCGTGGTCGGGGCTGGCGCGGCTTTTGCGGGCCAACGCCTACCACGGGCCGATCCTTGAGTTCAAAACGAACATGGCCATGCGCGGGTTCCGGGCGTCCGCAG